CAGTCTGGGTCGAGAGGTAGGTCGCGAGCGTAGACTCGACGATGTGACGGATGGAGGCGGGCATAGGTTATTTGCGGTTAAACTTGGCGGTGTCCGCGTCGATAAGGCGCTGGACCTTGGCGGGCATCTGCTTGATGCGGTTGGCGTAGACTAGTCCGAGGACGCCCGCCTGATAGGCGATGCCGTGGATGTTGCCGGATAGGTTGCGGATAGTCACGTCGGCTGACTTGTCAGTAAAGGCGGTGATGCTTTGTCCTACAACGCTAGTATGCCTTGTAATCCATCCGGCGGCACGGAGATCTGAACCAGCGTTCTTCTCGACCCCGTTGATGACTGGGCGGGGGAGGGACATCAGGGCTCTGTACCAGCCCGACTTGATAGCCCCGACAGTCGCTTGGCGTTGTTCGATGTAGGCATCTAGTTCGCCCTTCTTTTGGACTATGCGTTTATCGTAGTACTTTATGCCGCTGACGTTACGACCGTTCTGATAAAGTCGTCCTAAGGTGCGCTGGTAAACAGGCTTGTAGACCGCGTCGATGGTAGCCGTCCCTTCGATGGGAGCCCCGTCTGAAGTTAAAGCCCGTCCAGCTACTCGGCTGCCGATGCGGTTAAAGTAGTTCTTAGCCCTCTTGAACCCTTGGTCTGTTCCGAAGCCCTTGTATTGCATTGAGAGCATACGGGCCACAAAGGAGTTGGCGGCGATAATAGGCGCTTCGCTTGAGGCTAGTTTCCAGAACAGACCTTGGTTGTTGTTAAAGGCTAAGGAGCCAAGGCGCCGGATAACTCGGTTTGCCCTGGTGTCAGCACTACCACCTGTTGACGACTCAAACACCTTGCCCACGTCTCGGTCGATGGCCCGTTCCCCGGCTTTCTTGGCATCGTTGGTAAGGCCACCTCCCCCGCCCGCAGTTAGGGGAGGGGTAAATCTAGCTGCATCCTGACAGGCTAAGGCGGCTTGCTCGAGGGTAGCGTCGCGGATGGTCTGCTTGCTCGCCGCGGCGAACTTCTGGATAGCGTCCAGAAAGGCCTCTTTACTAGCAGGAACAAGAGTGACCTTGACCACGGCGCTTACTGGTTGTCGTCGATGACGAGGAGCGTGATCCAAGCCGAAGCGGGCTTGTGGGTCTGGGTCGTGATGCGGACGGTCTTACCGCCGGCGACGATTTTCTTCCCTTGGGCTAGGGAGGCGATGGGGACACCAGCCGAGAGCAGGGCCGCCGATGACCCATTAGACCCGTCTGGAAGGGTCCAGGAGGCTGTTACAGCGGGTACCCTTACCGTGTACTGGGTCTTCTCTACATACCCCCCTGCCTCGAGGACGGTCTGGACGGCAGGGTCAGAGATGAGGCATTGGAAGGTGATGGCCCCAGAGTTGGCAGAACCAGCCACGCCGAAGTCGGCAATCATCTCCTTAGCGTCGTCCAAGAACTCGGTCCCGTATAGGCTCATACTGTTGCGACAGTTGGCAATAGGGTAAAACAAAAGACCCCCAAGCGGTTAGGCAAGGGGGTCTCGTTTAGGCGGCTTGAGCCGCGTCGCTTACGCGCTCAGGAGGCGACGGAGGCTGGTGGCCCGACCGACAGCCGTACCGAAGAGCAAGGTCGCGGTGACGTTGAGGTAACCAGACTGCTCCTGGATGATCATGACCTGGACCGAGAGACCCGTTGCTGGGTCGGTGGCCTGAGACACATCAGCACCCGGGATTTCATTGAAGGGGAGGGCAGTCGCGCAAGCGATAGCGTCGGCACCGCACAAAAATCCAGAAAGGTTCTCGGAGTTGCCCGAGAGGTTCGAGAACTGGTAGACCTGAGCGCCGGCAATCGTACCGAGGGAGCCAGTCGAGATGACGTTAGCACCGAGCTGGAAGGCAGCGATGATAGAGGCATCCGAGCGGAGGTCAGAGATGTAGGTATTGTTCAGGACGAGGGCACGCTTGTCAGGAGCCTTGGCGTCGTCGAGGGTCTTCTGAGCGGCGACCACTTCAGCGTAACCGAGAGCAACGCCAGTGACGGTGTTGGAGCTGTAGTTAGCGGCGGTGATCAGGCTGTTGATTTCCGTCATGCACTTCTGGGAGAGAGCGATAGCGGCGGTTTCAGCGAAGTTAGTCGCGAAGAACTGCACGCCGTACTGACGAATGTCGAGAGGGCTGAAGCGGCTGGAAACCTTGAAGTGCTTGAGGGTGACGCTCGAGGAGGTGACGGTAGCGTCGTCCTGCGTGAGGTAACCGCCAGAGCCGAACTCCGTTGCGGTGGAGGTACCGATTAGTGGAACTTGGATAACCGCTCCGCCGTTCTGTACGGACGAGGTGAAGACGGTGGAGAAACCCGAGAGCATCGGGAGACGGTTAGCGAGTGCCTTGATGACACCGACGGACAGCACGGCTGGCGCCGCGGCTAGGGAGTTGGCCATTTTATTATATTATTTGGGTGAGATAGGGTGAGAGAAAAATTAGACCTTGATGGACGCGTAGATGGCTTGAGCGTTCTTCGCGAAGAAGTCGGCCTTGGCGACTGGGTCAGTCAGGGAATTGAAAGTAGCGAGAGCGTCCACCTTGGCGGCGACGTTGTCGGAGCCGGGGATGATGGCGGTCGGTTCGACGCCAACGGAGGCGGCAATCTTGGCGGCTTCCTTGGAGGCCGAGACCTTGGTGCTTTCGAGTTCCGCGATCTTAGCGGCGAAGGCGTCACGTTCAGCGACAGCCTTTTCGAGCGAGACACCGAGAGCAGAGAGGGAGGCTTCCTTGGTGACGAGGTCGGCCTTGATGGCAGTCAGTTCGTCCACGGCGCCTACGGTCAATTTCTCAACGGTCGCACGGAGGTCGTCGCGTTCGGCAGTTAATGCCTGGGCGAGAAGGTCGGCGGTCGAGAGTTGGTCTTCGATAGTCATTCTGTAATTGCGGATAGTGGAAACGAGACGGGCTTACTTCTTCTTGGCAGGAACCGCAGGGGCAGGGGCGATGCTGTTCTCAGCCCACATGGCGACCGCCTCGTTGAAGGAGTCCGCTAGGCCAGTCACGAGACCGCGCTGGGCGGCTTGCTTGCCAGAGAAGACTTGGCCTTCCATGTCCTCGGCCTTGACCATCTTACGCGTCTTAAGAACGGCGCCCTTGAAGTCGGCGTGGATTTCGTCGACCCCTTCCTGAAGATGGGCCTGATGGGCATCGGTCACTTCGGCACCGGGTACGCCGATGGCCTTGTGCTGACCAGCCTTGATGACGATCATCTTGATGCCTTCGGCCTTGGCGGCTTCCGAGTAGTCGGCGACGACCATGTAGACGCCCACGGAACCCACGGTGCTAGAGGGGGAGGCGACGACCTTATCAGCTGCGGCGGCAACCCAGTAGGCGGCGCTTGCCATCTCGGTGTCCGTGTAGGACATCGTCGGCTTGGCGATATTGCGGACCTTGTTGGCGAGTTCCTCGACGCCAGTCACCGTCCCGCCAGGGGATGAGACTTGGAAAGCGATGCGGGTCACTTGCGGGTTAGTCGCGTACTCGTCGATGGTGTCGGCGATGTCAGAGACGTCCACGGCCCCCGTCATCTTCTCGAGGGGCGAGAGGCTTTTGCCAATCACGCCGGCAATCGGGATGACGCCCGTGCCGTCCTCGGCGATGTAAGCCTTAGGGACTTCGCCGAAGAGCTGGGCCAGCATATCCGTAAAGCCGAACTTCTCCGCAAGGACGCGGTGATCGTTAGCCTTAGCAGGGTGGATGAGGAGAGGTTCTCTCCCGTTTAGGCCGTTAAGTAAGAAAAAACTCATTTTAGGAAGAGGTCTCGGTTTCAGCGCTAGGCTGAGGGTTGGAGGAGGTTTGCTCGACAGTACCAGGAGCGGTGTTGATGAGCAGATTGGACAGGGTCTCGAAGGGGACGCCGTAGGTCTTGGATAGGTCCAAGAGATAGCGGACGTTCTGGGCTTTGATTTCAGCCTCCTCCTCGAAGTTCATCCCGCGTTGGTTGTAGATTTCTGCAAAGGATAGGAGCCCGATACGGAGGTCTTCGCGGTCGTTAGCCGAGTCGCGTCCACCGTCCACCGTCACGCTCTTCGGGGTCGTCCAAGACACTTCAGTCCAAGACGGGTCGTCTGGCAGTTCACCGTTGGCGATGGCCTGACCGATGACGTAGCCCCACGTTGGATGGCATAGGGTCGTGATAATGACCTGAGAGTATTTCCCGAAGACTCGTGCGGCCTTTGCTGTCACTAGGCGAACCGATGCCCCGCCAATCTTGGAAGGGTCGGAGACAAACTCGTAAGGGAGGACGCGGACGATGTCCCGCTCAAGTTCCTGCAGGAAGCCGATGGCCTGACTGCCGCGGTTAGAGGCAAGGAGCTGGAGGTCTTCGCCGGGTTCGAGGGCGAGGATTTTACCGCCCATCGAAGCGTACTGCTGGCCCTGCGTCAGAGGCGTAGACTGACCGAGTTCGGCACCCATGTCGGTCGGCATAAAGCCACCTGTCTTTTTGAGGACGCGGGTGACGTCGCCGTGGTCCTTCATGGCGAGGATTTCAAGCAGACGCACGTCCATATCGTCCTGCACCGAGTTGACGGCGCTCTGAAGGATAGGGATGCCACGGGCACCGCTGGCCCACTCCTGGTCAACGACGTGCATCACCGCGTTTGAGATAACGTAGCGGGCAGAGCCGTCAGAGCGGTAGATAGAGAAGCCAGCGAGTTCACCGTAGGGGCCGAACTGAACGCCGTCATGCATACCGGGCGGGCATACGTCTGGGGACAATGGGTCACCGACTCGGTGCGACTCCATGATCTGCAGCTTGGGCACGTCAAAACCGTTGCGGGTCTTTACGGCAAACGAGTCGCCGTCACGGAGCATACCGCGGAGGAGGATGTTCTGAACCTGGTTAAACGAAAAGCGGCCGGTGATATCGCACTTCTTAGCCCACTCATTAAAGTAATCGTTATAGGCTTCACGAGCCTCGGGCGTCGATGCGTGGGACTGGTGCTTGATGCCGTCGCCCACGGTGTAGAGCGTAAGGTCGTTGAGAATTTGATTGAACAGCCCGCTGTTGCGTTCAGCCCAGCGACACTTACGGACCATCGACAGGCGGTCGAAAGGCGAGAGGTCGCGACGTAGGTCACGCGGTTGGGCGCCGTACTGCCCCAAGCGGAGGCGAGTCAGCCCCGTGCTTTGCCAGCCACCAGCGGAGGCCTCGGGCTTCGGGGTTCCCTTGCGGGCCTTAATGGGTAGACGCTTTTTTACTGCCATAAATTAGTTACGGATTGGGTTGTTCCAATTCGTTCGACCAACCGTCATACGGACCGAGCCCGGGTATTGCTGGGGATCGAGCAAACCTAGGGCCAGCTGAGCCTCGGCAAGCATCTCTTTGGCGGGCATGACCATAGACTTCGACGCCGACGAGCCGCTGTCCGAGTAGGACATGAGGGTCTTTCCTTCCGTAATCATAGAGACCGCTTTGGTGCGGATTGCCAAGAGTTCGCACTCCGTGAGGCCGATAAAGATGCCGGATGCCATGTTAAACTTGCATCTCTTGGAACGAAAGGGGGCGAGCCGAGGGCCAACGATCCGAACCTCCAAGCCAATGTAGGTCCCCACAAACCCCCGACTCGCTTGCATTTAAAGTGATAGAGTTGGGCACGGTGTCAAGTTGTAGGTGCTTCGGCTTCCGTGGTCGTAGCCTCCCGACCGACGACGCCCCAGCGCACGGCTAGGAGCAGGGCGATGACCTCGCAATCGAGGGCGTGGTTGTCGAGGACGCCTTGGGGAAGTATCCACATGGGGCGACCCGTCCGCTTGTCCTTTACGCGCAACTCCGAGTTGAGCTGCTTGGCGTAGGTCTCGACCGCGTCACGGGGATAGGTGTGCAACTTGCGGACCCGTAGGCCGTGCAGAAGGTCTTTGGCGGCTGGCACGGAGAAGACAATAAACGACACTCGGTTGGCTTGCCCTGGTACAATCATAGCCTGAGGGTCAGAGTAAAAGCGGCGGGTCGTCTGTCCGTTTGACGAGGTCA